CCAGCCGCATCTGCCGGACGCCCGAGCAGGCTTTGGTACATGCCCTGAATCGTAGCTTCCGGCGACATCGCAATCGACTGCGTAATCGTCCCGAGCGGCACACCCGATGCGGCCTGCTGCTGCCAGTACGCGAGACCAGCGGCATCCGGCGCGCGGCCCAGCGACTGGTGGTACTGGTCGCTGATGGCGGACGTTGCGGCTACTACCGGATTGGCTTTCGCTGCTGTGATCGCGGTCTGGAACCCGGCCAGTGCCTGCGCGATGCTCAAGCCCGTCGTGTCGATGCCCTTCAGCAGATCGACCTGCTTCTTCGCCGCGTCGAGCATGGCATTCAGCGAATCGAGCTGCTTCTGGTCGACCGACAGCGAGCTATCGGCGAGGTCGCCAAGTTGCGACAGGTCGTTTTTGGTCGTGTACAGATCCTTCAGATAGTCGGCTTGCGTGGCGAACTTGGTCGAGGCATCCTGCGACACCACCGACAGCGCGTCCTTCAGCGAGTCAGCGGTCGGCAGCGGCCCGCCGGCCTTGGCGACCGCCAGCGCCGCCTTGATCTGCGCTTGCGCCGCCATCCGGTCGGTCAGGTCCGTGCTCGCCGCTTTCATGCCGGAGAGAGTCGACTTGATGGCGTCCGACAGAGCCTTCTCCGCGTTGATGCGCGCGGTCAGGGCATCAGTCGTTGGCTTCATCGTGTTTTGCAGCACGGTGAAGGCGTTGTCGACGTCGCCCATGAGTCCAGAAGCCACATCTTTTGCGGCCTGCATCGCGTCCTTTGCGGCCTGTACCGCGTCTTTCTCGGCTTGCAGCGCCGACACCCGGTCGTACAGCGCCAGGTTGCTCGCGTCGATCGTGGCGCGTTCCTTGTCGTGCAGTTGCGCCGAGGACATCGTGAGCGCATCGAGCTTGTCCTGCAGGCTCTTGCGCTCGTCGGCGATCTCCTGCTCGGACTTCGTCGTGTCCACGATGGCCGCATGCGTCGCTGCAAACGCGCTTTCCAGATTCATCAGCGAGGCGTACGTCTGCTGGCCAGACGTCGTGGTCAGGTCCAGGCATGCCACGACGCTTGCGAACTGCTCGCGGGTCTGCACCCAGCCGAGGTTCATCGCACCCAACTGCTGCGACACGTACGCTGCCACCGGCGCCAGTTGTTGCCCCTTGGTCAGGAAGTTCTGCGCAAAGTCTGCCGTCTTCGACTGGAGATTGTCGATGCCGCCCATGAGGCTGATCAGGCCCTCGCGCGCGCCGACCGACTCGATGCCGACCGCACCGAACGTCTTGCCGATCGACTGCAGCGATGCATCGAGCTTGGCGTAGTCCGATGCGACCCGTACCAGCGTTTGCAAGTAGCCCTCGCCGACCTTTTCGAACGGCTCCAGCCCGCCGACGACCCACTGCGCCATCTGGTCGCCGAGTTTCGAGAACACGGCTTCCAGGGCCTTCTGCTGGTCGTCGCCAGACAGGCCCTTGAGAGACACGTTGCCGATGTCCACAACGAAGCTGTTCAGCTTGGCGGTGAAGTCGTCGCCGCACGCGCCCAGCAAAGTGCTCGCCTGAGTGATCGAGTCCGCCAGGGACTTGATGACCGCGCCAAACTGTCGGTTGGCCTCGTCTCCGAGCGGAGTCGTCTGGACGCTGGTCTTGTCCTTACCGAACCAGCCGCCGCTCGTCGTGATGTCGGCGTAGGACTTCGCGCTCACGCCATTCGACAGCACCGAGCCAAGAGAGGTGGCGTCCATCGTAAAACCCGAGTCCGAGACGGATTGCTTGCCGCCCATGATCGAGGTGAAGATGTTTTGGAACACCGGGATCTTGCTGGCGATGTAGCCGACTACTGCGCCCACCGCAGTGCCAATCGGACCGAAGTAGGAGCCCACTTCAGCGCCCGTCATGGTCATGTCTGCCGCGCCGAGGTTTGTGGTGCCGTAGCCATGAGCAAGGTTGCCAACTTGAGGATTGCTGATGTTCGTGTTCTGCACGATCTGGGATGCGAAGCTCCCGATGTTCGTCTGGATCGCCTGCAGCGACGTGAGCATGCCCGACAGGTAGTTAATCTGCGTGCTCGAGTTCGCTGCGGTGAGCTCGATGGATTTGCTGATCGAGTCAGACTTGGCATTGCCGTCGCCGAGGATCGTGCCGGTGCCTTGTGCTGCCTGACGCTGTGCCGCAGACGGGGCAGAACCGCCACCGCCAGTCAGCGCCACGCCCAAGCCGGTCACGATTGCCGCCATAGCGGCCATGCGCGCAAAGGCGGAGTACGGGTCGCCCTCGCCCTGCGTCAGGACCGCGTTGACGCCCTTGACCAGGCTGAGGCCGACTTCAGCGGCGCGCAGGACTTCGGATGCGGCGGCCATCGCCTTATAGCCGGAGGAGCCTTGCTGGAAGAAGCCCTCGGCAGCTTGGGCCATGTCGCCGTAGCTTTTCAGCTGCGCCTGGGCGCCTTGGAGCTGAGCGCGATTGATTGCCTCCAGCTTTTCAGGGTTATCGTCCGACAGTTTTTTAGCCGCGGCGAGATCCTTCTGCGCGCGGAGCTGGCCAGACATCCCTTCGGCGTAGGCTTTGAACATTTCGCCAATGGCCTTGCCGCCGGTGCCGAAGGCATTGCTCAGGCTATCCGCGATGCTTGCGCCGGCGCGCTGCCAGTCTTGAATTGCCTGGTCGGCTGCTTTTTTATGGAACTCAGCGGCTTCTTGCGCTTGAAGTGCGGCGGCAATCTTCTGGTGCAGCCCAAGTTCCTTTTCGAGATCAGCCAGCATCGCAACTGCCGCATCATGATCAGCCTGAGTGTGTTGCTCCGTGATCGGGGCCGCGACTTGCTCCTTCATATTTGCGACTGCTTGTGCATACAGCGCTGCGGTCTCGCCCTCGATGGCGGATTTCGATCTTTGGCGGGCGCCGGCTGTGTCCTCGATAACCTTCAACTGCTTTTGCAGTTCAGTGGTGTATCTGTCCGTCGCTGCGCTCGATGCATCCGTTATGGCTTTGGCGGTTGCCAGTTGCCCGACCTGGTCGTCAGTTTGGGTATTAGCCATGGCAGCAAGAAACTTCTTGTGCTCCTCGACCAGTGAGTCGTACTTTGCCTTGGCTGCAGCTACTTCCTGCGGATTTTTAGCGGCTTTGGCGGCCGCATCCATCAGCGCCGATTCCTTGGCGAAGGTCGCCGCTTCGGCCGCGATATACTCGGCTCGTGCGACCGCGCGGCCGGCGTAATAGTCATCATCCGACAGCGCGAACTTGGAGTGATACGTCGACAGCATCTTTTCGCGCTCGTCGTAGATAGCCTTCTCGCCATCCAACTGGGTCTTTGCGAGCGTCAGCGCATCTTGCAGCCTCTGGGAACGGTCATCCTGGCCTTTTTCAGGCGCGGGTGTATGCGCCTTCGTTAGCGCTGCCATGTGCGCGTTGACGGCATCCTGACTTAGCAGTGGGCTATCCGGGTTGGCGGCCGCGATCTTGGCCAGGTCCTGACCATACTCCCGGATTGCGACCTGCAGCTCTGTCAAGCCTTTTTTCTCCAGACGCGCGTCGTCCTGCATAACACGCGAGGCGGCATGCTCAGCCTCGGATTGAGCAAGTACCGCCTTGCCTTGTGCGATCGCATCGGCGTCCGCCTTGTTCTTGACGATGACGGCCGCCGTCAGATCCTTGACGATAGCCAGGCGTTCCGACTCCTGGACTGCGGTCAGCGCGGACGGATCGCGTCCCTGTTCCTGGTTTCGGAATGCAGTTGCTGCATCGAAGGACTTGAGCTGAGCGACGTACTTGTCGACCTCGCTACCCGGCGTTGCCTTCGCTCCCCAACTACCGATCGCATCAACCGCGCCGCCAATTGCTTCCTTAACGGCATTCCAGCCGCGCGACACGTAGCCAAGGTTGTGCGCCATTTCCTCGGCGCGATCCTTCGTCACCCTTGCCAGCGTTTCCGTCGCCAAGGCGGAGGCGCCCTTCTGATCGCCCTCTTTTTCGAGGGCGCGGATTTGTTCATAAACCGATTCCGTTAGGAAGTGATACGTGTCGTCGAGCTTGAGCGCCGCACGCGAAATGGCCTCGGTCGAGCGCATGCTGTTGCCGCTCGTCTGGATTGCCAGGGACTCAAATTCCTTGATCGTTGCGCCAATCGACTTGCCTGCGGCGTGCTCCATGGCGACTGCTGCCTCGGAGATCAGCCCAATCTGTTCACTGGTGAACTTGCCTGAGCCAGCGAGTTCAGTGACGGCCTTCTTTGCCTCCCCAATGCCGCCGCCCGCCTCTACAGCGGAATGTGCAAGCGCATTCAGGTTATCGCTGGTCGTGCCGGCATAGTTGCCGGTCATGATCAGTGCGTCATTCATCGCCTTCTGCTCGTGGGCGCCCTTGATCATCGCGGCAGCTGTCCCGATAACTGCCGCACCAACAGCGAGAATTGTCACGCCAGCGGCGCTGAACAGCAGGCTGGCAGCGCCGGTCTGCTCGCCCAGCACCATCATCGACCCGCCGAACTTCTGGAAATTACCCTGGCTCATTTCGTGCGCCAACACGATCAGTTCGCGGCGCGCGCCCATCGAAGACAGCGAGAAGCCGTCCATGTGCCCGCTCGCGCCTCTCGCACCGGACCCGGTTTCTTCCAGCTTTTTGATCAGGGGCGCGGCAGCATCGGAGATCCCGAGCTGAGCGGCGCGATACGCCTGCAACTGTGTCGTGCTCATCCCGAGCGTGGCGACCTGATCTTGCAAGCTCTTCAAGAAGCGATCTGCAGCCTTGGCTGCCTGATCCTCTGCCGCCGCAGCGTCGCGCGCGGCCTTCTCGTCGCGCTGCATGGCGTCGATCTTTGCGCCAAGTGCTGCTGCCGCCCGCTGCGTGGCAGTGGACATGCCGGCTGCGGCTGCGTTATACCGTTCAATTTCGGCTCGGTTTGCGCCGAACAAGCTGACTTCGCGCTGCAGATTCGCAAGAAATTTGGCGCTTGCATCGTCTGCGGTTTTGGTAGCCTCCCCGCTGGCGCGCATGATCTTGACCGTATCGTTCATCGAGCCATTCATCTGCTCGACTTTCTGTTCAACTCTTGCGCTGGTCTCGGCCAGCGCATCGAGCGCACGCGTACCCTCGACCACGGGGCGGCTGTCCAATTCGATGCCGATACTTGCGAAATCCGTCATGGTTCGCCCAATAAAAAGGGCCCGCCGAAGCGAGCCCTGGAAATAAAAATCCCGCCGAAGCGGGACTGTGATGATCTGTTGCTATTGCTATTTGGCTACGTCGATTTCACTGTACAGCACATCCTTAACGCATCGGCTCTGCCAGTTCGACTCAACGAAGGAAGTATCATCCTCCTCGATACCGGACTGGTCTGCCGCGACAATGAAGCGCCGGAAGCCCACGTAGCCGCCCATCTTGTTCTTCGCGTTGATTTCGCCGCAGACCGCACGCCCCTTAGGCGATAGGATCACATTTCGGAACCGCGCCGATTCTGGATCGTTCAATGCCTCACGGATGGCGTTGGTCCCCACTTCGATCTTCTTGGCCTTCTCCGCCTCCGCACGCTGCTCATCAGTTTGCTGCGGCATGGGCTGAGGCTTGGCGACATGCTGAACTTTTGGTGCCGCAAGCGCTGAGCTTGCCGCAAGCAGGCCCAGCAAAATAATCCGCTTCATCATCCTCTCCTTTTTATTGGAAAGGAAATACTACCTCAAGGAAACCAGAACCGGATGATTTTGCTTAATCCTCCGGGGCTGCTTCCTCCGTTTTGCTGTGGTGCAGCACGAACATGCTATCGAGCCGCATGATCACGTCCAGCTCGTACGGATTGAGCCGGATACCCTCCAACTGCTGCCAGGTCACGATTTCATCGGATAGCCCGCTGACTCCGAAACCGTTGTTCCTGCGCATCCTATTCATGCGCTGAAACCACGACCAGATGTGGCTCAGCTCGTACGGGAACGGCAGCGGGACCAGTTGCTCAGGTGTTACGCCGCTGGTCCGCTCAATGACTTCCAGGTGCTCGCGCAGGGTGCAGCCGTCACCCTGCAGCTCAGACAGCTCTAGTTGCTGTCGGGCGTAGTCGCAGAGTTGGTCGGCAAGGCCGGCAAAAAATTGTTGTCCTCGGCCATTGCGCCCAGGATCTTTTCGACCCAGGTCTGCTTCTGCTTCAGGATGACCGGGACCATCGCGGCATCGAACGGGCGCGGAACCTGGTTGCCGTCTGCGTCCTTCTTCGTCCAGCCAAACCAGTCGACCACGACGGCAGCGGCGCGCGCGACGTTCTGGCCGTCCACGATGTCGATGACCTTGGCGGCGCCGTCGTCGGTCTTCACGTCGATGGCCTTGTTACGCTTGGCCGCCGCTTTCTGGTTCTCGATGCGCACGGCGCGCTCGGCGGCGCGGGCCTGGTCGCTGTTGCGGCTGACGATGCGGAAGCCGGAGACCGGGTTGCCGTCCTCGTCGGAGATTACGGCGACATCGAAGGTGATTGGCTTGTCGGCGTCAGCCAGAATTGCGTCGAGATCGTATGCGTTCGTTTGGGTCATGGTATTGCCTTTCATTCGCGGGATAAAAAGATGCCGGTGCCCGCCGCCGCTTCCCGCGAAGGAAGACGGCGGCCGGTCCGTGCTCGGTGCTGGCTTACGCCAAATAAAAAAGCCACCGGGTTAGGGTGGCTTCGTTTTGAAATGCAGTTTTGCTAGGTGACGTGTACCCAGGCTGTGCGCTTGATTACACGACTTATTAGGCCCTCGCTTACGCCGTATTCTTCGGACAGTGCGCGTATTGACTTGGCGCTTGATCGAATGCGCTGGACCTTTTCGTCATCCAGCTTTGCAAGGGGGTGAGCCGTGCCTTTTACCCGGTTCCCATTGTCGATCCGCCCATTTGAGTAGGCCGCCTGCGTCAGGTCTAGGTGCCTCCACTCTTCGTTCCTGTGTATCAGGCTAACTTGACTCTGCGATATTCCATAGTCTTGCGCAATCACCCACTGCGGGCGCTTATCAAGACGTATTGCGGCGACTTGCGCCTCCGTGAGCTTCGTGCTTGAAAAGTCCGAGCCTTTCGATTGCCTATTCTTGCTCAGTTTGTCCAGCATGTTGTCCGCGTTGGTCCCGATGAACAAGTGGTCTGGATTGATGCATGCAGGGGTATCACAACGATGGCACACATGCATGCCGTCAGGTATTGCTCCATGAGCGACTGCGTAAGCCAATCGGTGCGCCAAGAATACCTTCCCGTCCACTCCAAGCCTGCCATATCCAGACTTGTTCGTACTTGCGGTCCACAGCCAGCATCCCGTGGCGGCATCTACTTTGGAGAAGTGTTCCAGACGCTGACTTAGGGTCATGTGTCCGGTGTATAGACTTTCCGAAAAAGACCCCGATTTTCGCGCCTGCTCGTAATGCGTACTGCACAATCCGCGCGCTTGGACCTTCTTGCCGCAGATGGAGCATTCCTTCGGGTATGGTATTCTTGCATCAGCCATGATGACCTCTCAGACAGGTTGTTTGGTTAGAGCTCGCTTCGTGTTGGTAGCACTTAGCGGGCTCGTCTATTTTACGCCTATTGATCAGGCCGCACTATCTTGGATAGACACAATCGTCATATCTGATGCCAGCGCCGGGCCGCCGGCCGCATTCAGCTGCGCCGTGAAGGGGTACGTACGCATGATCGCCTTCTCGCCGTCGTCGGGCGCGTCATCCGTCAGCTTGATGGCCGACAGGTTGATGGCGACGAAGCCGGCGCCGTTGGTCGTATCCGCAGCCATCACGGCAACCAGCGAGGTAACGGTCTCGTTGTCGTACAGCGCACCGATGGTCGTGCTGTCGAACAGCGCCGAGAACGTGCCGGTCACTTCGATGCGACCACGCGACATGTCCGGGTTAAAGTTCGTTCCGACGACGGGGCCGATAGCAGTAAGGTTGCCCTTGATGGTCATCGAGATACTGGTGACACCCATCTGCTCGACGCCGTTGACCAGCACTGCACCACGGACTGCGGTCAGGACCGGGGTAGCGGTGGCCGGCGTCGGCGAAGTAAGCACTTGCGTGTTGCCACGTGTGCGCACGCCCAGGCCTTGTGACGCAAGCTTGATGGTGGCGTTGCCGCTCGCCGGCAGGCCGATGTCGCACTGGCCGATGCGCAGGTCGGGGAACACTTCGCTCTTCTGGATGTCGCCATACCACTCTTCGACCGTGAACAGGGTATCAGTGTGACCGGTCAGCGGCGCCATGGTCTTTTTGCCGAGGACCGTCATGGTGGCAGTGGCAATCGGACCTTCCGCCACCAGCGCCGAACTGTTGATGGTCAGAACGGTCGCGACGGTCGCTGTCAGCGACGTGACGAGCAGGTTGTTGTTGAGGTTCGCGGCATTGAACGCGCCAGCAGTCAGCCCAACCACGTCGCCCTGTTTCACGCCGTCGGTCAGGTACGACCCGGTTGCGCGGGTGACAGTGTAGGTCGGGCCGGTTCCTGCGATGGTCAACGATGCCGCAGTGGTGACGGCGCCGGCAGTGAACACCTTGCGCAGCAGGCTGGCGAGTGGGGCTGCGTACGTGCCAGGCGACAGCAGGCCATCGAAGTCCCAGGAGGTCGATGCGGTGCCCAGGTTGACGCCGGTCGACTGCTGGTGCTGGACGATCTCATCGTTCGTGTAGGTCGCACGCGATTTCTTGCCGATCGAGGTCTTGCGGCGCAGGACCTGCCCGCCTGCGCCAGTGGCGGGAATACCAAGGCCGGTTTGGGCCTTCAGTACGGTAATTTTCTGTATGCCTTGTGCGACGGTCATGTGATGAGCCTTTCAAAATGAAAAAGGCCCGCCGCAGCGAGCCCGGTAATACCGCCGAAGCGGATCAAATAAAGTTAGTTGAAGATGTCGGCGCGCCACGGCGCCCTGATGACAACCTTCCAGCGGTCGCCGTCAACCACGCCATTCGGAATGGCCGGCGTCTTGTCGATCTGGACGGTGATGCCGCCATCGGTGAAACTAGCGCCGCGCCTGAATACGTCGCGGATCGATGCCGCGCGCTCAGCCGCATCCGCAGTGCCTGCGCCGGTCGGGTATTGCAGGCTGATCTGCAGGACGCCGAGCTCCTGGTAGAAGCCGTCGCCCATCGTCGGATTGGCTGGCGTGGCGAACATGACGAACACTTCCTGATACGGCACGCCTGCGATGGGCGAATACGCCTCGTTCTCGTGCACGATGTCGATGGCAGGCGCGATTGCGGCCAGCGCGCTTTCCAGCGCGTTGCGGATGTTTGCCTGGCTCATAATGGGTATGCCTCGAATCCTGCGTTCATGTCGCCTCCGCCGGCCTTGACGCCGTTGACGGCGTTCTCAACGATGTTGTTCCACTCGACTACGGTCACGGCGACAAGGCCGATCGGCGCCTGACGAGACCAGCCCTCCTCGATGCGCTTCGCGTAGGGCATTGGGTTGTACAGGTAGTAGACCTTGCCGGCTTTGGCCGCAGCAACGATAGACGCGTGCGCGGCCAACGTCGCCGAGCCGTCCTTGTCGATCACGCCGTCGATGCCGCCATGCGTACGGTTGAAACCGCCCTCGGTCGGCGCATACTCGGCCATTTGCCATGCCCCGCGAAACGCGCCCCCGGTGTAGCCCTTCGGCGGCGGATGCTTCCAGTACGACGCATCGCCGACGGGCGAGCGCTGCACAAGCCGGCTATCCAGCGTCATCAGCGCATAGCGGACAATCTTATCTGCGTCACCCTTCGTCTTTTCGATCCATGCGTTGATCTGCGCTGAGAACGTAGCCATCAGATGCGCACCACCAGCGTGTACATGACCACAATCCCGGCCGGCGATGTGCGGTCGGTAAATTTGACTGTGTAGGCCTGCGGGCCGACGTTGACCACATCGCCAACGCTGGGTTGCGTCAGGGGTGCGCCATCATCCGCGTAGGCGGACAGCAGCAGCTTGCGGTCGCCGGCCTGCACGAGCGTCCAGGAAGCCGTGCCAATGCCATAGTCGCGCGACGTCAGGTCAGTCTCGATGCCCCAGGCGCGCTCCGTGCTGGTCGTACTTGTGACGCGGCCGGCGACGTATGGCCCCTTGATCGTGCGCGTGATCGTGATGAGTTGGCCCTTGGACCGGAACTGCGCGTCGGCTGCGAGGGCTTTTTGAGCATAGTTCACAGCGGATAGTCCTCACGAGCGAGTCGCGGCCCGATAGAGCACGCCTGCCGGTGGTTGTCAGGCCAATGCTCGGGTATTCTCAGCCAGATGTTCGCTTGGCAAATATCGATCGCCCAGCGCTCCCATCGACCGCCATGAAGCCGGCGATACCATGGATACTGGCCGAACCAGCCGTAGGCAAAGCTCGACTCAATTACTGCTCTTGCGATCTTTTTTAGCATTCAAGCTCCAGGGTATCGATGCCGTTGCCACAGTAGACGTCGAAAACGCAAGCCACCTCGACAGCGCGGCGGGCATCGCAGCCCAGGTGCATTGCAGCCATCGCATAATCCCGGCCTGAGCCGCGCGCGAAGAACAGAGACTCGACACGCTCAGGGAACGGGTTGTTCGACGCGTACATGAAGATTTTCCGATCGGCCGTAATCATCAACGCACCGGCGCCATCGTCATCATCTCGACGCGGATAGGTATCAGGATTGCGAGCACCGTAGAACCAGTTCAGCAACTCAGAAGCGTGCGCGCCGCCACCAGAGAAGGCTACTAGGCCATCGGGCAGGCGGTGGATTTTCGTCACCGTCGACGCCATGCCCCCGCCGGTAGCTCGCTTATCCGCCGCCAGCGTCTTCCCGTCCCACGCGATGACCGTCATGCGCGCACCATCCGCATCCCCGTGCCACCAGCCTGCAGCAGAGGCTTGAGCAGCAGGTCAATCGCCCGATAGCGCACATACTCCGGCGCGCCGCTTGCGTACACCGTCTTGATTGGCCCGATCGTTTCCTCGGCCACGGTGCGCTGCAGGTCCGGGGCGAGTTCGCCGGCAGCCGCACGCAGCGCCATCTCGGCGGTCGCGTTGATGACCTGTTGCGGGACGGTGTTGTACGGCACGTAGTAGTCAAAGGCGCCAATCCCAATGTCGTCAAGCTTGACGTTGATGCGTGGCCAGTCGAGCGCTTGCGTCAGGCTGGCGCGCGAGCCTTTCCACTTGGACCGGTACATCTGCGCCATGTAGTCAGTCGCGCGCACGAGCGCCTGCTCCTTTTCGGTGAGCGTCAGGAGTGCCCACTGAGCGTTGCCGCGGCTCGCATGGTATGCGTCCGCCTGCTCGACTGACGTCAGCGATTGGGCGCCAGGAACGACCGATCCATCTTCAACGATCAGGCTCATTGTTTGCTCTCGGAATTACGGCGAGCCGGATCGGCCAGCGGGCGAACTGGCAACATGCCAGCCAGTGGGTACTGGCGCGGCGCCGCTTCGCCGGCTTCCATATCCGAGCTTGTTGCGGTTTTGGCTTGCGACGCCAGATGCGCAGCTACCAGTTTCGATGCGTCGATCATGGCGTCTCTCGGTTACTGCGGGTTTTGATCCAGCAGCGCTTGCAGATCGGCCTTCTTGGCGTCGGCGTCGAATGCGATGCCTCGTGCAGTCAGGGCTTCGCGCAGAGCGGCGATGCCGAGCGCCTTAGCTGGCTCAGGGTCGAATCGCTCATGCAGATCCGGGTCGAAATTGGCGGCGTCGATGATGACGAAGGGACCCTGCGAGGCTTCGTCGGTCGATTTGATGCGAATGGTGTCCATGCTTGCTCTCGTGTCAGGTAAAAAAGCCGACCACCCGAGGGCGGCCGGCGATTGAGTGTTAGCCGCCGATCAGCAGGCCGCACAGGTGCGGGTTCGGCATTGCCACGCCCCACGCCAAGTTGACCTCGTAGCGCACCTGGCGCTTCTGCTTGTACACGGCGAACTCGTAGGTGATGCCCGACACCGGATCGGTCACCAGCATCACGTCGTCGGCGTCGTCGCCACCATCCGGCATCGCCGGAGCGCGGGTCGCCAGCTGGATACCAGCGCGCTGGAAGAACATGTTGCGGGTGGTCGCGCCCACGACGGTGATCGCGGTGGCCGATGCCGGAATGGCTTGCATCAGGCCCGGGGCCGCCAGGGTGATGTTGCCGCCACCTGCGACACTGGCGTTGCCGACCTCGACCACGTACTGGTTCACGGCGTCGCCGGCCAGCTTGATGATCTCGCCAGCGACGATCGTGCCGGTACCGGCCGCAGCCAAGGTGATGACGGTCGCGCCCTTGGCATAGCCGGCGTTGTTGGTAGTCGCGCCTGCGGCAGTACCAGCGGCGACATTCTGCTTCACGGCGCCGGAGGTGTGGATATCCCAGCCCTCGACTTGGGTCAGGCGGCCGTAGCGCAGCAGGTCATCGTTGCCGGCTTCGTTGACCTTGAACAGACCCGACTGCTTGCCGCGGATGTTGGCAATTGCGCCAGTGCCGAGCACCATGTGCATGTCCGACTGCGGAGCGCCGTTGTCATCCAGGATCTTGCGCGGCTGGGCGAAGTCGTCCAGGTTGCCGGCGGTGCCGAAGGGCATAGTGCCCACGGTGCCCCAAGCGCGCGAAGCATGCAGGTGCAGGCCGGCCAGGTCGGCTTCGACTTCGTTCGACAGCGTGCGCAGGGCTTGTGCGATGCGCTGCTCGTTGATGTTGCCCAGCGTGCCGGCGTTCTGCAGGCCGCGGGTTTCCTCGCCCGTGATGCCGAACGGGACCGAGCGCGCTTTCGAGATCGTCATCTGCACATTGCCGACGGTCTGGTTCGGGGTGTCGGCAGCGTACGGCGCCGGGGTCAAGTCTTCGGCCTGCATCGCGCCGACGACCGGCGACATGATGACCTGGTTGAGTGCTGCGCGCTCGGCGGACGAGTCGCGCGAAACTGCGGGGATGAAGCCGATACGCTCGCGTGCGACGACATTCATCGCGTTGTAGATGTTCGGGATGAGGGAAGTGAGAGTCAGGACGCCCATTTGAAACCTTTCAGGAATAAAAAAGGCCCGCGCATAGCGAGCCGGTCAGGATGATTTGAGTTTTCAGAACAACAGGCTATCCAGCCCAAAGCACCCTGCGCGACATCCATCGGCAAGGCATCAAAATGGCCCGCTGTGACGGGCCGGCGATTCGTTGATGAGCGCTCAGTCGGTGACGACCGCGCCGCCCTTGATTGCTTCTGCTTGTGCTTGCGGCGCCATCGCGAAGAACTGCGAGCGCGGGATTTCTTTGCCGCCCGCAGCGCCACGGCCGCCGCCCGAGGCGCCGCCGCCCGATGCGCCCGAGCCCTTGAGGATCGAGTCCTTGTGTGGGTACTGGTTCACCATGACCTGCAGCGCTTCTTCGAAGTCCGCATGGTTGCCATGGTTGGTCGCCGAGAAGATCGGGTTGCCGGCCTGGTCGAGCGGGACCAGCTTTCCGGATTCGACCTTGAAGCGGTCGCCGAAGAACTTCTGCGCCATGTCAGCCGGGATCGCGAGCTTGTCGGCGATGAACTTCGAACTGGCAAACGAGCCGCCGATGATGTGATTGTTCAGGTCTTGCGTGAGCTTGGCGTTCTGCTCGGACAGTGCCTTTTCCTTCTCCTGCGCGGCGCGGGTCGCGGCGGCCACGGCCTCCTGCGCGGACTTGGCGGCGGCGTCCTTGATCTCCTGGACCTTGCCAGCGGTGATCAGGTCGCCATCCTTGATGTTCTTGGCCAGCTCGAGCGCCTTGCGCGCGGCCTCGCCGTCCTCGATGCCCTCGAAGCCTTTCAGCTTGGCCTCTGCGGCCTCCTTGGCCTCGCGATGGGACTTACTCTCGCCGTTGAGGCGCGAGATGGTGGCGATCGTGTTGTCGGCGTCGAAGGCGGCTTCGCGGCCATCGGCATACACGAAGATCGGGAGCTTCTTGTCGGCATCGATCACGATGTTGCCGTTGCTGTCAGTTTTAAAAGGCATGGTTCATCTTCCCGGCCATCCGGCCAATAGCTGAGCATTCCTGCTCGTTGCGCCCTAGTCCATCCGGCATTCGGGCAAAGAAAAAGCCACCGCATAGGTGGCCAGAAATACGAAAGGCCCGCCGAAGCGAGCCTTAAGGTCCAGTTATTTATCCACGCTGTCCGCCGTGTATGCCCTTGTTTGCACCACTACTCTGGCGCACATCGGGCCGCACTCTTCGCCCTCTATAGAAGGCCTATATATCAGGTTTGCTGCTCTTGATCACAAAGTGCGCCGGTACTTCGCCTTGCGCTACCAACTGGACGTCCGTAACCGCCTGCCCATCAGGCAACTTGATCTGCGCGCCGCCCATGCCCAGCGCCTTGATGCGCGTCAGCTTGGCCGCGAGGTCATCGACGGTCAGCGGTGGGTCGGTCAGCAGGTCTTTCGGATTGAAGGTCATCCGTCGAGTGTACCCTACTGCGTGTACTTGGCCTTCAAATCGCTCAACTTGAGGGAGCGGGCACCTCAGCGTTACTAGCCTTCGCCAACAAGGCTCTTGCAACTCGCTTTTTTGCCGCTGCCGACATCCGAGCCCTCTGCTCAGCGGTCCGCTTCTGGCCGATTCTCTTCGCCGTGGCGCGCTCCACTGCTTCACGCGGCATCACCCTGCCAATCCGAGGATCAACGTACCCAGGTTGCGCGATAGCTGCTGCATGAGCGGCTGATATCTTCCGCTTGGTCTCTTCGCTAATGGTCTTGCCAGTGTTTATCGCCGACAGCAGGGCTTTTGTCGTGTCTGGAGTTACGTAACCTTTGCGCGCACGTGATATTTTTTCCGCACGAGCGCTCCAATCTGAGCGGATTGGCTTGATCCTCCCTGCCTTCACCCATCTTAAATATGTGCTAGAGCCTATCCCTGCTAGACGGCAAATTTCAAGCAGCGGCAGGGACTCGTCCCTTACCGATTCGAACCTCTTGATCCGCTCGAGAGTTTGCTCCTCGCGCCTAGCGGCGACAGCTAGGGCAGCGGCAGTTTTTGGAGCGCCAGCCCTAGCCTTTGCTTTTTCCGAGATTCTCTCCCGTGTTTCATCGGAGCAGATTCGCCCCATGAGGGAAGCTGATCTCTTTGCATTTTGCTCTGGTGTTGACCCCCTTCCAAGGCGCGCATTTCGCATCTTTAGACGGGACTCTGGTGAGGTTTTTACACCGAGCCTACTGCCGGCTTTGGCACATATGTTGAGCCCGCTCGGTCCGCACGCGCCAAGCGAATCTATCCAATGTTGTTCGCGTTGCAGCAGTAAGGATTTTTCTGGAACTAGTTCGACAATCTCTAGCGCAAATGCAGCTTCGCCATATTTGCTCCACGACCTCTGTAATTTCTGCGAGTGATGCTCACCCTTCCGCAGCTCTCGCAAGTGATTTTCCCATCTCTTCTTCAGATTGACGGCGCTGCCAACGTATATCTTGCCGTTGACCGTATTTCGAATTTGATAGATGCCGGATTGCGCTAGAATAGCGTCAGCCATGATGACCTCTCAGACAGGTTGTTTGGTTAGAGCTCGCTTCGTGTTGGTAGCACTTAGCGGGCTCGTCTATTTTACGCCTCAGTTCGTGTATTTCGCTCTCAAATCCGAAAGTTTTAGCGGCCTGCCGGACATATCGACTAAGTCCCTTGGGGTTAATGCTCCGCGCCTGAACAGCTCCGCGCGCCCCGGGCCGAGCACTTCGTTCTGATAGTCCTCGCCCTTCATCTTCAGGTAGTCTGCAAACGTCGTCTTGGCACTGATCGGGCCGTTTGACGATGCGCGCATACCCGGATCAGGCTCGTCCATGTCGATGCCCATCTCGCGCAGCGTCTTCATCAGCGCGATTTCGCTCGAGCGACAGTTGAAGTGCCTCGGAACGCCGCCGTTGTACGGCAGATCGTTGCCGTTGATCGGGTTGTAATCGTGATCCCAGCAGGCTCCGCTGTAGGCGATGCAGGTCAGGCTGGTATGGCCGTCTAACGTCGATACCTGCATGATGCCGTTAGTGATGTCACGATTCATCTCGAAGGTCTTGCGCCGCGCCGCTGCTGCCACCGTGGCCGTACTGGTCTGCACGATCGCCGCGGCGTTCTTCCTCGCCAGCGGCATGATGCCTGGTGGCCCGACTCCATCAGCAGGCGCCTTCGCTGTCACCTCCTGCCCGACGATGCGCTTGATGATCTGCGCGTTTGTCTCGCCCTGCGCCGCGCCGATGCGGATCTCGTTGGCGAGCTTGAACTGCGTGTTCTGCGCCTGCCGAAGCCACCAATTCTTTGCCGGTGAGCCCTGGATCAGCGCATCACTCGCCAGCTTATTCAGGTAGTTCTCGCTCGGCAGTTGCGCGCCCAAGCGGATTTCGATGGACGTCTGCACAGCTTCAGCGCTCGCCTCCGCGCGCAGTTCGGCGATTGCGGCCTTGAGTTCTGACTGCGCGGGCAGTTCAGCATCGGGTCTTAAATCGACCACTTTGGCCAGCGCATCCTGCACACCCAGCGCTTCGACTTGTGCCACCTCGCCAAGGTCAAGCTCCGCTTGCGCCTTGCCGTAGTACTTAGCGATCAGTTCGTTCGACTCGCGCAGCAGCGCGTTCTTACCGGCCTTGCCGAGCATCGACAGTTCCGGAGCATTCGCCAACAGGCTCACGATATCGCGCTGCATCAGCACCAGGGCCGCCATCACGCGCGCCTTTGCCTCGGCTTCGGCGCGGAGCATGTCGACGTGCTGAGCGAGCAGCAGCTCCATCAGGAACTGTTCAAGGGCGCTCATGCTGTAGCGGGCATCGGCACGCTGAACTCAGGCGGCTCAAGCTCAATCTGCGCCTGAATGTCTGCCCAGACGCGATCCGGCGACACAATGCCATACCTGCGCATTTCATCGAACGCCGCCTCTTTAGACAGCATGCGCGCGTTCACAAGCTGCACCAGCGCGGTCACGAACGGGCCAGCCGTCTGCAGGATCGCATCCGACGAGAAATCATCGAAGATGTCGATGCTGCCGACGTAGGTCAGCTTCATCCAGTCGTGCATGATCATCAGCGCTTGGTCGAGCGTGTCCTCCAGACCCTCGACCATCATCGAGAGCTGACACTTCTGCTCACTGTCCTCGATGGCGTTCTGTGTCGCGGTCGTCGCAACCTGCGTCTCAGCCAGCAGCTCGGCGCCCATCGCGCGCATCTGGTTTTCGAGGTCCTGAATCGACAGCCTGCCAGCCTCGATGGCCGCGCCGCTATGCTCGACATACTTCATGTCGCCGCCAGGCGGGAGTTCGGTAGCTGTTTTCGTTCCGATGACAATCGTATCGCCCTCATTCACGCCGATGACCGCAAGCAGCGGCACGCGAGCGACGTGCAAAACATTCGTTTGGTCAGAGCTGGACTGCCAATGAGCGATATTCAAATCAGCGAGGTCCGTCAGCGGCGGAACCGCGGTCATGAAGCCAGTGCGCTTCGTGTAGAACGTCACCAGAGGCACGTACTGGAGCGACATCTTGCCCTCGGCGTGCAGGATCCACTCCTTCTTGTCGTTCTGGCGATAGGTCGACCAGCGGCCCGGCTCAATCACGCGCACCTGATCGATTTTGGTCACGCCGAAAGCCCCGTCATCCTCTTCTACGCACTCCATGAGACGCAGCATGGTCAGCACTTCGGCGCCCGCGCCGGTCTTGGCGCTTTTCCAGCCCAGCACCTGCTTGGGCGTGATATGCACGAGGTAGGGCCGGATTCCCGCCTTCATCTCGTCAGCCTTGGTCGGATACAGCAGCTTGCCGTCCTTGTCGGTGGTCGGCGGGCACTCGACGAGGATGTGCGTCAGGCCGTATTTCAGGCCCGCGGTGAACACGTTGTGCGCGAACACGTTGAGGTTGTTGCCGCATTGATCGACATCCTGTAGCCACTGCTCCTGCTCGGGTGCGATGTCTTTGCATGTCACTGGCTCGGCGAACGGCTTGGCGGCCATGTTCTCGACCGTGCGGCCCAGGCCATTGAACAGCGTCGACGTCTTGATGCGGTAGTCGTAGCTCTCGCTGTCCTCGCGCGGGAACTTCGGCAGGTACTTCTCGCGCGCGGCACGCATGGGTTCGGTCCCGCCACACAGGGTGTCGATTTTGCTCCACCCAGGCGCCATCGCGTCGACCGCGGGTGACGTATCGTTGACCTTGGTTGCCATGTGTTTCCTGTTAAATGTTCAGCGTGCGCACGCCTGCTGTGCGCTTCACGATCGGCCAGCGCTTGACGATGAAGTAGCCGCCCGCATCGTTGGCATGGTCGAAGCCGCCCTTTTTGTCCGGCTCGCCCTTGTCGTCGTACACCTGGCGCTCAAGGCACAACGTGTATTTCTGACACTTATTCGTGTTGACTAGGAATCGGCGCTCGTCGTACGTGTTGCACAGCATCGCGTTGACACTGTTGATGCGGTCCTTCACGCCCGGATTCGCGCTGTCCACGACGACCGTAAAGTCCGCCTTACGCAGCAGCGACAAGTCGGACTCGCTCGCATTGCTACTCTTTCGGTTCTGCCCTGAGGCATCCGGATAAACCGATACGGTGTGGCTGGCGAACTTCGCCTTGATCTTCTCGATCATTGCCGGCGTATCAAACACCTCCGTGAATTCATCCACTGCACGCGGAAGATCGTCGCGGATCACGAAGACCACTGCGGCCATCTTGCCCACGTTGAAGTCCATGCCGATGTGGAGCGCATCGCCCTTGCGCACAATGTCGTCAGTGTGATTCCGCCGACGATCAAAGCAGTAATAGATGACGCCCTGGTAGTTCTCGAAGCTCGCCAGATACTCTTGGCGGAACGTGCGCGGGTCCATCTTCCGGCGCGCAGCCTCAATTTCTTCCGCCGGGACGTTGCCGCCATCAACCGACGTGTACAGCCAGCTTTTATGGTCAGGCTCCCGCCCGCCCTGCCCATCGAGATAGGAGTCGTAGCAGTGGTTGAAACCCTTCGGCGTCCCGATCCGGAGCGCGTGACCGCCAATCCTTTGCTCGCCGTCGATCGTGAACTTGCACGTCGAGAGCATCGGGCGGAGCACTTCTTCCCACGCTTCGTAGGGGCAGTCCGCCCACTCATCGACCAGCGCGAAGAACAGTCCAGAGCCGCGCAGGTTGTCGTAGGCGTCCAGGCCCACGATGCGGATTACGTGGCCCGCCTTCGTAGTGATCGAGCACTCGGTCTCATTCGGCTTACTAGCCCTCCAGCTTGGCGGAATCGCCTGCTTGAGCCGGCGCCAGAACACACGCTTGGCCTGCTTGAACGTCGGCGCGCAGTACCAAATCTCGTCCTCGACGCTTACGTTCCATTGGGCAGCGAGCCTCGCCGCGCGCCGGATCTCGGCCTTGCCGAGGAACGTCTTGCCGAAGCGCCGGCCACACACCGCATCCCGAAAGCGCGCTTTCTTCTGCCAGCCCCACACGTAGATGTTCGCCTGCTTCGGCGTAAGCGCAACCGGACCTTCAGAGAATCGGGCGCTCTGGGACATCTTCGTCTGGACTCAGTTTGTATTCCGGCGTGCTTGGCATGCCTGGAGCGTCAGCGCCTGGCGCTTTCGGCGCATCAAGGCGGCGATTCACATACATGTCGCCAACCTCTTTGGCTGCCTGCTCGATCACCGCCACAGCTAGGGCGATGTTGCGCATGTTCTCGGCCTGCTGCGCCATCCTAGCGAGCGCACGTAGTCGATAGGCGCGGCTTGCGATCGGAATGGCCGCCGTATCCTCGCGGAATTTGGCGCGCGTGTCGTAGAAGATCGTCTTCCACTTGGCACTGAGCTGCCGGCCAACGTACTTTTCGGGGTCGTAGGTTGCGATCTGCTGGCGAGGCACATCGAGGCCAAATTCATCCTTTACCGCCAGGGAAACCTGCGTCGGCGTGTCAAAACAGGCCAGCGCTTGGACGATGAACTGCTTCACCTCGTCGTTGAGTGCTGCCATAGTTGCCTTCCGGTAAAGGGCGGGTCAGCCTATGCAGCCTTGAGCAAACAGGTTCCGCAAGCCCTCGCGATGTTCAGTTTTGCCACTTCGGGCGCTCCCTTGGCAGCGTCAATCAAGCGCTGCACGTCCTTCGATGCGCCGTAGCGCCGCACCACGCCGACGAACTCTTCGACATCGTGGCCGCGCATTGTCAGCTTGGGTAGCCCATCCTTGGTGAACGTTGGCGCGCCGAATTCATCCTTCGCGTGCCCTATGTGGTACATCTCATGTTCGACCAGGGCGCAGAACTCGGCGTCCGAGCATCGGCGGCTGTGATCGGCATCCAGCGTGATCACGAAGTCAGGAACCGCCCCGAACCAGTCGCGCATCTGCTGCTCTTGCCGCCCCTTCTGCCAGGGTCCAGCGCGGAAGGTCACTTCCTCGCACTGGCCGAGCACTGTGCGCCCCTGCTTGGCGAATCCACCCGAGGCCCACAAGAATTCGAAGTTGGCATGCTCGAGGTGCGCATGGTCTTCGTTGCGAAGCTGCCCGCCTTCAGCGAGGAACATCGCGTGCGCCCATGCTCGAACATCCGGCGCCGGCATGAAGCTCAAGTACGGCGATTCGAACAGCTCATCTGGCGGCGCAGGGCGAAGCGGGCCATCGGTCACTCTCGCTTTTGCCATACAGCCCTTTGCTTATCCGAATATTCTTCGGCGGCATCTCGTCAAAGCGCGTGATTTCCCGCACCTGGTCTTGGCATCATCGTGAAACCGCCGAATAAACTGTCACCGCCCGCTCCAAGCGGGACCGCGATGTTCTGCGGAGGAGCCTCTTGGCCTTGATTCGTCGATGACTGCGCCCGCTACATACTGCGCCGCCGCTGGAGCGCGCTGGCGGTCTGCGCGTGTTAGCTGCCGACGGGACGAAGCGGGTTTGCTTCCAATTCGTCCGCGAGGGCCGCCATCTCCGCTTCCGTGAGGTAGCGCTTCACCGTGACTGTGATCGCCTGCCCGGGGCCGGATGCAGACAACGAGAAGGCCGTCACCATCTCGTCCTTGATCCCCATTGCCAGCATGAGGCGCTTGATGTCGGGGCTGTGCGATGTTGCGATCTTGGTTGTTTTATGGAAGCTCATGTCAATGATCCTGCCTACTGAAATACACCGTCCGGTGAATGACCTCTGTACTCGCCAGCGTCATCACCAACTCGCACGAGTTCGTCGCGCCATCAGTCAGGTCCAGCCCGCCAATCAGCAGGATCGCCTTGCCGCCCTGGATCGCTGGCACAGACAGCGCAGTCACGCCGGTCGCGTTTGGCGTTTGCACCGATGCGATCGTGGTGTTGCCGCTCAGTGCCAGATCGGCGCTGACGTCCAGCGCGAAGAACCTGCGGTCATCCGGGTCCTTGCCGAACACGTGCGACCTGTCATCCAGTGCGGTGAGCAGGACCGTGCCGTCGATGATCTCGCCATTCGCGCACGTCACGCGGAAGGTGAACTGACCGCCAGCCGGGTCGAGCGCGCCGATCTTCGCTACCATCAGCGAGCCCTGAAGCGCCGGGCCTTCCAGTATCGAGAGGTTTGTGCTTGCGTTGACGATCTCAACAGAAGTCGCCGTGGTCGCACCATCAGCCAGCGGCTTCGTAAAGTCTCCGACGATGTAGACCTGGTCGTTGATGCCCTTCGTGAGCTTGACCGGGCCGGTGTCGGTGAATACGGCGACACGCGGGTGGCCGACAAAGTAAGCGGTGCGCGATGCGGGAACGGCGATGTTGCTCGTACCGGTCTGCGCGTTGCCCGGCGTGACCGTTGCCGCCCCGGTGCCGCTCGTGTTGGCTTGCGTGCTGCTTGCGGCAGTCTCGTTGACCGTGACCGGAACGTAAGTCGCCGGCGTGACGGTCGCGGCGGCGGTCGAACTGGTGTTGGCCTGGGTGCTGTTGGCGGCCGTCTCGTTCACGGCTTTCGGGCCGCCGGCGCCCGGCGTGACAGTCGCGGCGCCGGTGCTGCTCGCGTTGGCCTGAATAGTCGTGGTTCCGGCCATGGCCTCGACGACGCCGGCCGGCATTGTTGGTGCCGCCAGCACGATAGCCGCGCCAATGGCGGCGGCCCCGATTGGACGTAGGCCGAGCATCAGTTCGCCCCGTCACCGAGGAAAATCTTGTAATGCGCGCCGCCGGTGTCGTTCGTGACGAACGAGCCGGGGGTGGACGATCCCTGCACTACAATGCGCGCGTGGCTGATACCGATTTTCCGGCTGCCGCTCTGGTAGTTGAAGTCGGATTGATGCGAGAAGTTCGTGCCCGTATTGTGCTCGGTGTCGTACAGCGTGACCTGCAGCGCGTGGTCACCCTGCATCACGAACGAGTTTTGCGTCCATTCGGCCAGGTAGTGGTGGATGCTCGACGCGTGGTTCGCGCCCT